AGGATAGAAATTTGATCTCATTTACCTTGTCCTCTGTATTTCTTATATGATCTGCGTTTGTTTTTATTCATTGAACTAAATTTAGGTCGTCTGCCAATAGATGTACCATTCTCTGTACGAGTGTACTCAATTACTTTTCCGTAAAGATTACCTTTTTTTTTTGCCATCAGTTATTTCTTTAGACTCTGCGTCTATAATTAATGGCAATGGCTCATTAAAGTTTGTTTGTTCAATTCTATCTCTTTGATCAAGATGTTGCTTACCTAACCATATTTGCATAGCTACATTACCACCTAGTGCTTTTTCAAATTGTGCTCTACGCAAACTAATTCTGCCCATCTCACGACCCTTTTTTATAAGGTGGACATAATTACGTTGTAAAGTCTTTGTTGATACACCACAGAATTGTGCTATTTCTTCAAAAGTACAATGTAATTGCGCTAATTTCTTGATAGCTTCTTGGTCTACTGATTTGATAGGTCTAGCCATTTTGTCCTTTTTAACTTGCATTAGATTTACAAAAAATAATCGAATCTATAAATCCACCCCATAAACCCTCTACGCCTTGATGTTTTTGATTATGGAAACTATTTTGAATATCAACCTTAAAGTGTTTTGCTAGTTTATCTGCACATTCAAAAAAGTCTTTCATTTTTCTATTCTTTGTAAACGAATATTCGAATACTAATTTGTTTATATTACTGAAATCGTGTTCATTTTTCAATATTTCTATTTCAGACCCCTCTATATCTAGCTTAATGCAGTTTATGTCTTTGTGTTGTTGTAATACATCATCTATCTTTTTACATTCAATGTTCATTGTGGGCAGTTTTTTCTTATAATGTGTCATCAATGAATGTCGCCAAGTGTTAGGTGCTATTGTGAATTGTCCTACTCCACCTGTTTGATTTATGGCAAAATTATGTGTTTCTATGTTCGTACTAAATTGAGTATTGATTATATCTGCGTTTTTCTTTAAGATTCCGAAATTTTCAGGTTCAGGCTCATAACAATAAACCTTTTTCGCCCCATTTTGGGCGGCATATAAACCAAATACACCTATATGCGCTCCACCATCTAACCATACGTCATTTGGTTCTATTTTAAAATCTATCTTTCTTTTTCTGTATGCTTGCTTATATATGATCTCTTTTATTACGTTCTCATCAGTTGTATTTTTTCTGTATTCAAAATTATCTAGCATTTTTTATCCTTTCAAGTTCTTCTGTTGCTGTTCCACAATCAATCATCTTCTTTCTGTAATAACAAATTATGCTTATTCTCTCATAAGGTTTTTTTGATATAGTTGCTGTGTTTCCGTGTAATTCGTGAACATCAAAGAATGCTATATCGCAGTTTCTAACGTCTACCGCTACACCATATTTTGGTATTACTGTATAAGCACCCTCATATTCGCCTGTCTGTAATACTGCTAAGTTACCAAAACCCTCTTTCAGATCGCCAGCGTCATAGTGACAAGCTGTTCTAAAATTTTTATTTACTGTTATCGTTGTGAATACTGTGCCGTGTATTTTGAAATCCTCACTAGTTTTATCCCACTCGTTTTTTTGGTTTTTCCATCTTTCAGGTAAAAATTCTTTAAATAGTTTCGAGATACTTTGTAGATATGGGATAGCTTGACTATACATATCAAAATGCTTTTCTGTAAAAGCTGTCTGTCTGCAATATGGTATTCTTGGGTATCTATCAGCATAACCTATAATACTAGAATTAACATTTTTAGATTTAGGCGAGTTACTTAATGTTCCATCTTTTTTTAGCGGCACAAAACGATTACCACTCAATACTTTACCTACTACTGAACCATCTACTATATCGCCAACTTTAAAATTATGTTTTCCACCAGCTTTACCTCTATTGCTAGTTTTACCAATCGCTTTTTTGAATACAGGATAAGCCATTTTACAATGGTTACTAGGAATACAATTTTTCTTAAAAACTAATAATGGTTCGCCTTTTTCATTAAGAACCTTTGTATCAGTATCAACTATTTGTTTAATATAGCTTTCATCAATAAACTCGCCCTCTAATTTTTTGACTTGTTCTTCTGATAATATAGGTTTTACAGTTATAGTTCTCATTTAGTTTCTCTTTTATACTCTTTATGTTCTTTTTCAATTATAGCATATACAGTGTCGGTTGCATTTTCTTTATTAAATTCTTTTTGTAAATCTTCAATCATCTTTCTGAATTGTAATGCTTGTTCTGTCGTAAAATATAATTGAACCATTTTCACGCTTGATGTAGGTGCTTTTATCTCATCTGTATTAAAATCTGCTATCATATTATTAGGCGGATCAAATACAGGTTGAGTTTCTAAATATTTTTCTATTTCGTCAAAGTTTAACCCTGTTAAATCTAAGTTGAAATCGTTTTCTTGTAATGTTTCTATCTCTTGTTTTAATAAGTTCTTTTCCCATTTTGCTGTTTCGCCTGACCTATTATCCATTATACGATAAGCGATAGAGTCAGATTTGTTAAAGTCTTTCTTGATTACATATGCCTTTTTCTTGCCTAAATTTTTCAGTGCTTTCCATCTAGTATGACCTACAACTATGATATTATCTTGATCTACAACAATAGGTTGATTGTTACCGAATTGTTGAATTGATTTTTTTACGCTATCTACTGCTTCTATTGGTATTTCACGTGGATTATTTTTATAAGGTTTAATATTGTCAATATCCATTTCTTCAATCTTCATATTCTATCCTTTTCATTTCTTTGATTACACCTGTTGGAAAAACATTTCTATCACTAAAACTTTCTTCATTTTCATCATAGCTAGCAAAAGTCCTAACATATTTTTTATCTTTACTAAAGACATATGCTTGCGTGATCATTTTTGCTGGTTGCATTTTTGAAAATTCTTCTGCATCTGCGTGAGAACTGTCGCCAAGAATATCAAGCCATTTTATAGAATACAAGAAATATTTTTTCTTCTTATAAACAATGTGTTCAAATTTTGTCTTTTTTTTCTTAATGCTTTTTCTCATATGGTTCGTCTAATATAGCTTGATATAATTCAATTCTTTGTTTTAGTATACGATTTTCGATAGATAACGCTATTATCCTTTTTCTAGCATATCTAAATATCCTTAAAATTGCTTTCATACATCTTGAATCAAGTGATCCTTATCATATCTATCTATCTTATACTTTTTTCCATCTTTTTGGAATATCTCAAAATTGGCTTCTTGACCTAAGTGCTGATA